ACAAGACGGCGCTAGAAAAGCTGTTTTGAAATTTACTAACGCTAGTGATGGCACTGGCGAAAGTGCAGTAAAAAAAGTAGATGTATCTGCTTTAGAGGCAAACCATTTAGGTCAAGCTTGCAGTGGTGTCACCATTAATAAAATTTGGTGGCAGTGCACGGGCATGGCAGTGAAGGTAGAGTTTGACGCCTCAACAAATGTATTGGCAATAGGATTGTCAGAGGACAGTAATGGTTATCACGATTACTCAGATTTTTCTGGCATACCTAATAACGCGGGATCAGGAGTCACAGGTGACATTGATTTTACAACTGTGGGTCATGGTAGCGGCGACACTTACATGATTATTTTGGAATTAATCAAGAGTTATGGCTGATACAAGTGATGTAACACGCACAAAATCAGGAAGGCTCACCTATCGTGGTGAGTCTTTCCCTGGTTACAATAAACAAGTGCGCGATAGCGGTGGCAGAAAAAAATTTAAAGTGTTAGCGAAAAAGGGAGATCAAGTGAAGATTGTTCGCTATGGTGATCCCAACATGAAAATTAAAAAAAGCAATCCAGAAAGACGCAAAAGCTTTAGGGCACGACACAACTGTGATGCAGTTGAAAAGAAAAAAGATGTTTTCGCGGCTTCCTACTGGTCTTGCAAAAATTGGTGATGTAAATGGCAGTAGAAGATGATTTACAAACGCTAGATGAGATAGGTAGAGCCGCACAAGAATACGGCTCAAGCGTCTCGCCTTATGCGGGTCTACAAGATTATTTGTTACAGCGGCCTGTTTTTGCTCGCGGTGATAGAGAGAGCATACAGGTACCTACGCTTAGAACACTTGATGCGCCAGATTATACACAAGAAGATGAAAGGCGCAGAGTTGAAGAGTTGCTTGCGAATCAAAGAGCACAGCAAACTTCTGCCTTTGAGACAGCATTGTCAGATCTTAAAAAAACTTTACAAGAAGAAAATTTAGCATCTGCAAAAGCGGAGGCAGGCCAAAGATCTGCGCTTACACAACAACTAGAAGATCAACTTGCAACTATCAAAGCAGAGGTTGACGAAAGACAAAAAGCTCTAGAAGCGCAGGGTATTACCGAAAGACAATCGCTACGAGATGAAAGACAAAAATTATTAGATGATTTGCAAGCTAACATTGATACTGCAAAACAAGAGCTTGCAGAATCACAGGCAAAAGTAAAAGAGGCGCAAGATAAATCGTTAGGCGATCTCAAAGACACACAATCATCATTAGTTGCTGATTTAAAAGAGAGAATGTCTTCTTTGGGAAGTGATTTAACCGCGATAAAAGAGGATATAAGGGCAGAATTAGACAAAAGAGATGAAAACCTTACTGGCACACAAAAAGAGGCCGCAGATGCAATACAAAGCGAAATAGACGCATTGCGTGAGGACTTTGTGTCTTTGGGTGACACTGTAGAAACAGAGACTGGTGAACAGACTGAATTGTTACGAGGCGAACGAGATGCGCTTATCACTGGGTTAGAGAATAAAATTGCCGACCTATCTGAAAACATAACGGGTCTACCCATAGAAGATATACAAGCGAGGATAGATGCACTAAAAACAGATAATGAGACAATTAAAGAAACGGCGAGCGAGAGAAATAGTGCAATAGGAGAACAAATCGAAGATTTAAAAGAGCAGTTGGGCACTGCAACCGGAACGCAACAACAAAATTTAGAGTCCGCAATCGACGCTTTGCGCCAAGAGTTAGGTGGCACTGCACAGGATATAGGAACACAAAGAGAAGCTGATCTAGCCGCTTTGAGAGCCGAGATAGAAGATCGCATAAATAGAGAACAAGATGTTTCTGAGGACATAAGGGGACAGTATCAAACACAAATCATGTCAGACACACGAAAATTACTGAATGATTTAGCACAACAAGTGCAACAAGATAGAGGGCAGGCAATACAAAGCGCTTTAGATCCCCTCGCCGCACAAAGAGAGGAGGCTATACAAAGAAGTCTAGCGCCTATTGCAGAGCAACGTAGCGCAGATATACAGGCCGCTCTAAACCCTGCTGTTGCAGGCATACAAGAACAAATAGACGCTTTACGTGGTCAAATACCACAGCAACAAGCACCCGTGGATGTAGACGCTTTAAGACAACAAATAACGGATGAGATTATGGCGCAAATGGGTGGGCAAACGACGCCTGGCTCGGCACCAAGAGGCGGCGGCGAGTTTACGCCAACTCCAGGGACAGGGACGGTTCCTGATTTTGTGCCAACACCGACAACGATACCTGACACGACACCACAAACAAAAGGGCCGTTAGACTTAGGGGGACGTAAAACACAGCCGACGCCACAGTTTGAACCAACGCCCACGACAATACCTGACCCTGTAGTTGATTCCAGTATGTTAGGGCCAGTGGTCAATCCAGAAATAAGAATAGATCAAGGCATGTTTGGCAACCGCATGACCCCAACACCGGCAGTAATACCACCGCCACCACCAATTATGCCAACTAGGCCGACAAGAAACTTACGAACAAGAGGATTTGGGAGATAACCATGGCTGAATCAAAAATACCAAGTAATGTAGCAAACCCGGCGCTTTATCGAAAAGCAAAAGCAAAGGCAAAAGCAAAGTTTGATGTATATCCGAGCGCTTATGCTAACGCTTATATGGTTTCTCAATACAAAAAAATGGGCGGCAAATATAAAGGCGCAAAAAAAGCAGAAGGTGGGGAGGTTGCAAAAAAAGACCTCAAGCCGATACCGGCAAAAAATAAAGGCTTACCTAAATTACCAAAAAAAGTACGCAATCAAATGGGATTTATGAAAAATGGTGGCACAGTGA